CAGAAAGTGCGATTCAAAAAATATTTTAGGAGGATGAAATGAAGAACATTTTTGAAATCATGAAAGAGTATGGACTTGAAGTGCCGGAAGATAAAAAGAAGGACTTTGAAAAGGCTGTGCTCGAAAACTACAAGACCATGACGGATTATGACAATCAGACTAAGAAGCTGGACGCAGCGAATGACACGATCAAAGCGAATGACACCGCCATGAAGGATTTGCAGACAAAACTGGACGGATTTAAGGACGTAGATGTATCTGGTCTGAATCAGAGAATCAAGGATCTGGAAACAGAAAAGACGAATATCCAGAAGGATTATGATGCCAAGATTGCAGATCGTGATTTTAATGATCTTGTGAAGGAAAGCATTGCTGCTGTCAATGGTAAGAACCCTAAAGCAATCACTGCTTTACTGGACGTGGAAACCTTAAAGGCATCCAAGAATCAGAAAGAGGACATTGCGACAGCACTGAAAGCGTTGACCGAGAAAGAAGATAGCAAGATGCTCTTCGGGGAGCCGGAACCTAATCCGGTAGAAACAGTAAATTTGATTGGACGGGTGCAGAAAACACCGGGACAGTCAGTAGACACCCTTAAGGATGCACTTAAGGAAAAGTATAAATAAGGAGAATGAAAAATGGCTTTAACATTAGCAGAAGCGAAAGTCGGCATGGCAGACAAAGTAGATCAGAATGTTATCGATGAATTCAGAAGAGCATCCCTCTTGCTGGATATGCTCACATTCGATGATACGGTATCCCCCGGAACCGGTGGTTCCACACTTACCTATGGCTACGTGAGGTTAAAAACTCCATCGACGGTAGCAGTGCGTTCTATCAATACTGAATATGCACCTAACGAAGCAAAAAGAGAGGAAGCAACTGCAAAGGTTATTATCCTTGGTGGTTCTTTTGAAGTAGACCGTGTTATTGCGGAGACCGGTGGTGCAATTGATGAGATCGACTTCCAGATTAAGGAAAAGACCAAGGCAGGAGCAAATTACTTCCACAACCTTGTAATCAACGGTTCTTCTGCTGCATCCGGTAGTGGATATATTACCGGAACTTTTGACGGACTTAAGAAGTTGTTATCTGGCTCTGATACAGCATATACATCCGAGGCAGATATTTCGACCAGTGCATTGCTGGATAGTAACTACAATGCATATCTGGATGAATTGGACGGATTTATCAGCAAGCTGGCAGAAAAGCCGGATATCCTGTTGATGAACAATGAATTACTGACAAAGACAAGAGCAGCCGCAAGGCGTGCTGGCTTCTATGAAAGAAGCACAGACGGATTCGGTAGAACAGTCGAGAAGTACAACGGCATTCCTATGATGGATGTTGGACAGTATTATAACGGCACGAAGAGTGCTGATGTAATTGAAACAACTACTCCATCCACAACGGCTTATGGCACAACAGACTTGTATGCGGTGAAACTTGGTCTTAATGCATTTCACGGTATTTCTGTTGATGGTGGCAAGATGGTGCACACTTATCTTCCCGATTTGAAAGCGCCTGGCGCAGTAAAGAAAGGTGAAGTTGAAATGCTTGCTGGGGCTGTTCTGAAAAATAGCAAAATGGCAGGTGTTCTTAAGGGTATTAAGGTTAAGCCTAAGGCAGCAGCCTAAGTAGAAACGGAGGGAGCAGTATGTCTTACATAACGTGGGAGCAGTACCGCTCCCTTTGCAATAGCATTACAGACGAGACAGAGTTTAATCGTCTTTCCAAACTGGCAGAAATTAAGCTGAACGCCATCACGCATATGAGGGCGAAGCGGTTTGAGAACGAGTACAGTGAGGAAACAGCCACAGACTTCCAGCAGCAGGTTCATATGCAGATTCAGGATACGTTCTGTCAGCTGATCGACCTTATGAGCGTACAGGAAAGCTCCGGCATGGGTACTGGTATTACTTCCGTCAGCAATGATGGCTATTCTGAGTCCTACAAGGTCACCACAGCGCAGGAGAAGGAAGCACAGCTTATCACTGTAATACGTTCCGGCCTGTCCGGTACGGGATTGGCAGGTGCGTTATGATTTGCAATAAGAAAGCGTACCCGGAGTTAAGTAAAGATTGTGAGAACTGCTCGGAAAGGGATGCCTGCTTTAGCGGACACGCAGTCGGCGTTGCAACATTACCGCTTCCTGAAAATGTAGTAGTTCCACTTTTGAGAGAAACGATGCAAATTAATGTAGGCGGTGTAATGACAACGGTTTACAAGGATGAGATAGAAAAAGAAATCTATAAGGCACTTCGTGAGCCGTTTATGCTGAATTATGGAGCGTGATGATATGAGTGTATTATTTACGGACACCATGACGGTCTATAACTATCATCGGGATCCAGATACCGAAAAGGAAACCTGGCTCCGGTCAGTAGTAAAAGGCGTACAGTGGAGCCATAACAAGACTGAGGTTACTACTTCCGGCAATGTGCAGACGGAAAGCAAGGTGGAGAGTATCACCATTGATTTCCAGCGTAGTTATGGGAATAAGCCGTACTTGCCGCCTACCGAATTTGCAAAGCTTCCGGAAGAGGAAGCAAAAGCCTACTGGACACTGAATGCAAAGGCCGGACAGGATGTAATGGTACTTGGGGAATCTGATAAAGAGATTAGCCGGTCTTACAAGTTGTCTGATCTGCAGGATGACTATCAATATGCTGTGACGGTTACGGCGGTGTCAGACAACCGCAACCGTCCACGGCTTAAGACAATTAAGTTGGTGGGAAAGTGAGTAAAGCAAATTATAATTGCACATTTAACCTGGATGATTGTATAAAGGCTCTCGGACTTGAAGAAAAAGGCAGGGTACAGCAGTTTGTAACTCATGAGTTTATGAAGAATGTAGAGCCTTTTGTACCGTTTGATGAAGCTGGGAAATATGAGAACCCCGGCAGATTGAAAGACAGTTGCCATATAGAGAACGGTACGGATGTGGTATGGAACACTCCATACGCAAGGCGCCTTTATTATCATCCGGAATACAATTACCAGGGCGCACAGACAAGAGGCGGCTACTGGGCAGATCGATATATGCAAAATGGCGGCCAGCAAGAAATTGAAGATGGAGTTCGGAGGATGGTGAAGAAATGACCGTATCAGAAGCAGTAATTAAGTGGCTGAAATTATTTAATCCAGCGGAATACTGGAAGATGGGGAAGATAGACACGGATATTCAGTCGGCAGAGGTAGAAACCTATTCGGTGGTGAAAGAACCGGTCAGAAATGTAAAATCTTATATTTCCGGTCGAAAGATCATTACCGATCATTACATGATTCAGGCAAGACTTGCAAGCCAGACTAATACAGACCGTATTGATAACAATGGCTTCGGGGAAGCTCTGGAAGACTGGGTATCACAGCAGAATAAAAATAAGAACTTTCCGGACATAACGGATGTAACGGTTACGCAGGTATCCGTAACGACTCCATTTTGTATCGGATCAACGGCAAAAGGGAACAGCATCTATCAGATGACTGTATCAATCAAATATGAAAAGGAGAGATAATCATGTCTGAAATGAGAGATATGCTTCGGCACTATTTTAATATCGGAACACCGGAAGCTCCTAAGTGGGCGTTACTTGGTGATGGTATTACATCGTTGACCGAAGAATTTAACCCGGAATCAGAAACAAAGCAGTATATCAATCAGAAGAATGGCACCACTAATTTGAAATCTTATACTCCGTCTATGAAAGTAGAAAGAGAGTACATCAGTGACGATCTGCAGAAGTGGATGGATGAAAAGATTAAGGTGCTTCCGGTCGGATCCGAAGCCAACAGTGAGTATGTCCGTATTAATCTGATGGATACACCGACAGAGGCAGGAGCATATCCGGCAGTTAAGAGAAAATGTACCTACCAGTTTGATTCTGTTGGTGGTGATGCCGGATCTGCACTGGTAAGTGCTATGACAATTGGTGGTGCAGGTGACGGAGTTCAGGGTACCTTTGTGGTAACCGAAGGATCCGAGGCTTTTACAGCAGCGTAGAAATGGAATAAGGGGGGAAT